CTGATTTAATAGTTAAACTCATAATCTTTTTACTCCATTGGTTGTAATTATTTGTAAATTAGTCTAGTATTGTACAGACTTTTATAGATATAGCAACAGGGAAAACAGACATTGAAAATTAGACGACCACCTTCCAAGAATTTTGAACGACCTTTATCAGGAGATATAGAGTCACAATTTTTAAGTTTTTTATCTGAACAAGGCATGGAAGTTGATCCACGCAAAGGTTTGGTGGTTGATGGGAGTATTGGTCGTGCTTACATCAACTTAGGTGGTGAAAGGAAGCTGTCAGGTTGGTACCAACTGTGGATGGATCAGAGTGTTCCATTTGGAAGGGTGGGAGATTACAGAGTATCTACAGACCAACCGACAGCGATTTGGAAACCTGAGAATCGTAAACGCCAAACCATTACCAAGACTGAACGAGAAGAAATAGAACGCCTGAAAAAAGAGGTTGAGGTCAAGAAGGCTGAGAAACATTCTAAATCTGCTAAACGCTCACAAGCTATGTGGGAGAAAGGCGAAGACTGTGAAAAACATCCCTACTTAGAAACCAAAGGAGTTTTATCTTATGGTTTGAAGGTAGATGAAAATGGACTCTTGATGATTCCTATGTTGAACAATGATCTCATTGTGGTGGGGATGCAATTTATCTCTGACGATGGCACCAAGCGTTTTCTTACTGGTTCTAAAAAAGCAGGTAGCTTTTTTATTCTTGGACAAGAAATACTCAAAACCTCAGACACGATTTACTATGGTGAGGGTTACGCAACTTGTGCTGATATTTACAGAGACATGTCCTGTCCTGTGTTTGTATCGTTTGATGCTTACAACCTATCAAAGGTCGCTGAAAGCGTTTTTGAAACACTTAAAGACAGACGACACATTTTTATAGCAGATAACGATGACTCTAAGACTGGCGAGAAAGAGGCTGTTAAAGCCTGTCAGTGGATCATTAAACAAGGTGGTGTGGCAGAGGTACACATGCCTGAAACAAAAGGTGACTACAACGACCACAGGGCTGTCAGTGGCGAAGTTATCCCTGCTCTCAAGTTTGTCGATGTGCACACAGATATAGATTTTGTAAAATCAGAAAAAGGTCGTATGTTGAACTTAAAAGAGAATGTGTTGGGAGTGATGAAGACTCACAACATTCATGTGAATTACAATGTCATTAAAAAAAGAATGGAGGTTGACATACCTCATATGAACTTTATCGCTGACATGAAAGAAGAGGCGAGTTTGGTAGAGATCGAAGATCGCTGTATCAAGATGGGAGTACCCCACACTAGGGTGCGAGATTATCTTAAAGTGATTGCCAATGAATACAATCCTGTCATTGAATGGATCGAAAGCAAGCCTTGGGATGGAACATCTAGGTTGCCTGATTTCTTAAAGACGATTACTTCGAGCACACCTGAAAGTCTGAAAGACATGTTGCTCAAGAAATGGTTAATTAGTTGTGTGGCAGCTTGTTATGAGCCCAATGGTGTCGAACTAGAGGGAATACTATGTTTTCAAGGAGCACAAGGTTTAGGTAAAACGCTGTGGTTTAAAAGGCTGTGTGACTACAACAATGGATGGTTGCTAGAGGGTGCTACCCTGAACCCAAGTGACAAGGATTCAGTAAAAAGGGCTGTAAGCCACTGGATAGTAGAACTAGGTGAGTTAGAGTCTACTTTTAAAAAGAGTGACATAGATCAACTCAAAGCCTTTGTAACATCTAGGACAGATGAACTTAGGTTGCCCTACGACAGAGCTTTTACGACTTACCAAAGACGAACAGCGTTTTACGCTTCAGTTAATGCAAGAGAGTTCTTAACAGACTCTAGTGGTAACAGAAGATTTTGGTGTATCGCTGTGACAGATATAAACTTTAATCATGGTATTGATATGCAACAATTATGGGCTGAGGTTAAAGAAACCATGTATGTACAAGGACAAAAGAACTGGTTTTTATCACCTGATGAAAGAGAATTGCTCCAAGATAGCAATGAGGGTTATAGAACTCAATCCTCAGTCGAAGATTTATTATTACAATATGTGAAGTTTGATACCACTACACCACAACCAGTACAGATGACTCAGTTACTTAGAGACATGGGTATAGCCAATCCAAGGATGCCTGACTTTAAAGAGGCAAGTCGAGTGCTTAGTCAAAATGGAGTTGAGCCTAGACGATCCAATGGCAAGAAAGTTTATGACATAGAATATGACAAGCCTGACAATGGTTTTAATAATGACATTAAATATGGAGATGTGTTTTGATGACATTAACAGAATCGCTATTGGTTATTTTTTTTACTTTTGCAATTATCAATGTAATTACAATGTTTGCATTGAATTTAATTTACAAGTGGAGAAATAAAAAATAAACATGAAGATGAACAAACCTGACGATGGTTTCACCAGTGACAAAAAATATGGAGATGTGTTTTGAAATACTTATCCATATGCAGTGGCATAGAATCAGCAGGAGTGGGATGGCATCCACTTGGCTATGAATGTATAGGTTTAGCTGAGATAGACCCATTTAGGTCTGCTGTATTACAATATCATTACCCGGAGATTAAAAATTATGAAGACTTCACCAAAATCCAAGCATCAGACTTATCAACAAAACCTGATGTTCTCGTTGGAGGAACACCCTGTGCAACCTTCAGTATTGCAGGACTTCGCAAAGGGCTTGGAGAAGATAGAGGAAACCTCGCACTTGAGTTTGTTAAACTTATTGACAGAATCAAACCCATATGGGTTGTTTGGGAAAATGTCCCCGGTATCTTGTCAAGTAATGGAGGACAAGACCTTGGTACCTTTCTCGGGTCGTTGGGGGAACTCGGGTATGGGTTCGCTTACAGGGTTCTTAACACTGAGCATGTCAGAACACAACGATTTCCAAACGCCATCCCACAAAGAAGAAGGCGTATCTTCGTTATCGGACATATTGGAGGAGACTGGCGAAGTGCTGCCAAGGTATTATTTGACTCAGCACCAGTGCGAGAAGATGCTCCTCCGAGCAGAAGAAAGCGAGAAGAAAATCCCAAAAAGCCTACATATCGTTCTGCAAGAAGCGACCAACTCGTTGAAGACGAAGTAGCAGGCACAATAGCGGCAAGAGATTACAAGTCAGCAACAGATTTAGTTGTTGAAAAAAAACCTGTCATCATGCGAGATTCACAGACTGGTTCTAATGGCAAGCCATGGAATGATGAAGGTGTGTCTTGGTCACTCACAGCCCACGATAGATACACAGTGATAGAAACAAGCACACCTGATAAAGCACCAAGGATATATAAAGAAGAAGTCTCACCTACATTAACAGCCATGACTGGTGGTAACAGACAACCTATAGTGTTTCATGAGTCGATTAAAAGAAACGATACCATCAGACGACTCACTCCTGTTGAGTGTGAACGCTTGCAAGGACTCCCGGACAATTACACACAGATTCCATACAGAGGTAAACCTAAAGAAGATTGTCCTGTATCAAAACGCTACGAAGCATGTGGTCGAGCCATGTCAGTCAATGTCATGGAGTGGTTGGGATCACGAATCAAACAAGTTCATAATGGAGAAATATAATGGAAGATAAACGATTTAATTTTAATGACATCACAGACTTTGAAAAACACATAGAACTCTCAATACCAAACTTTCTGACCCTAGATAACATTTTTCGCAATATCACCCATGAATATGCACAACCTGAGAGCACTGTGGTGGACTTAGGATGTTCTACAGGTAGATTCTTAACCAGTCTTAATCAGATACCCACTTGTGAGTACATGGGAATCGATACAGTCGATATGGAACAAAGAAGAGATGGTTTTTTGTTTATACAAGGTGATTGTGAAGCTGTTTTACCTGAAATCCATCAAACCTCAGTGGTTATAAGCATGTTTTTCTTGCAGTTCTTGGGTAAACATCAAAGAAGGCGTGTGCTTAACATTATCAAGCCCATGTTAGATGCAGGAGCTATTTTGCTGATCGCAGAGAAAGTTTTTTTGAATGACTCAAGATTACAGCAAATTATTCACAAGTTGCACATCCAAGAAAAGCGTAAAGGTTTTACTGACACAGAGATATTGGATAAAGATTTAAAGTTATCAGTCAGTATGTACTGTAAGACAGAACAAGAACTTATGAATGAGCTTAATGAGATAGGCGTTGTCTCAAAGGTGTGGCAAAGTTTTAATTTTATGGGGTTCATGGTGGCAGGGAGACAAAATAAATAATGGAACATGAATGTCCTGAACAGTTTGAAGTTTGTTTCACTCAAGATGATTGGATTAACTTTGTTATTGAGTATG